CCAATTAAATTCTGCCAGCGGTGCAGTCAAAGTAGATGGACACCAAGAATTTGTGCGGTTTGAACTTCCATACCTTGCGCCTGGGGAGTACCCTTATATCATTACAGTAGGAAACCCTTTTGAAGAGGTTGCAAAGGTAACTGGAGTTATTACAGTTGATGCTAAACCAAAGAAGGTTACTAGGAAAAAGAGAGTAACAAAAAGGGCTAAGAAGGAAGAACTGCCAATAGATGTGGAAATTGATGAGGGGAGTGGTGGTTTATTTACCAGTGAAACATTCCCTGTCGAGGGGGAAGACGATGAACCAGACAATCGAATGGAGATGCCCTGACTGTAATTTGACTTTGGGCACAGTTGTTGGTGGAGAGCTAGAGCCAGTTGACGGGCATAAAATACGTACACGTGGGGCTAACTTGGAAATTGTTTGCTCAGCTTGTGGATATACTAAGGTGTGGTATACAAATGATTCTGTTACAAAAGCAATTAATCAGCTTATCGCTGTTATTTCTGCAGAGGCGGCTAAAAGCATGATTAGGCAAATAGGTAAAGCCCAGAGGGATTTTCTCTCTTCACATGATTAAATGTTTACATTTTATTTACAAATATAATTGGAGTAGGTGAGGTATATTATGGTTGCAAAAGTGACAAAAATAACTGTGAGACGTAATGTGTCTGGTGCGACAATGACACCTATTGATGGTTACCTAACCAAAGAAGACATAGATACTCTATATGAAAAGTGGGATATCGAAAAACTTGGAGAGCCACTTAAATTTCGTGGTGGGGCGGTTGGTCTAACTGCAGAGCATATTGTTGATGCGCCGGAAGATAAATTCCGGGCAATTTATGGCGATCCATTTTCTGATAGGGTTTTAGAAATTGCAAAAATAAATGCATCGTCTTACTAATTGGGGGATTTATGGACACACGAGCAAAATTTTTTCACATGAAATTGGCAGATACCGAAAGGCAGAAAAGTCCAGACGGTAAAATGTCAGTTCGTGGGTATTTTACGTCAGAACAAAAAGATGCTGTTGGTGATATTATTACTCGTTCTGCTACGGAAAGGGCAATAGAGGATTACAAGCAATGGGGAAATATTAGATATATGCATCAGCCTAGACCCGTAGGTCGAGTACAACGTATTGGGTCTAGTGATGGGCTAGAGTGGAACGAAGTTGAATTTACTGTTACTAAACCAGATGTTGTGGATGACATAGATAATGGACTACTCAGTGCTCTTAGTGTTGGAATCTTGGTGGACTGGGGAGACATTGACCCGTTAGAAGATGGTGGATGGGTTATTAATAATTATAAATTGGCGGAGATATCACTTGTTGATCATCCTGCAAATTATGATGCAAGATTAAAGTCTATGTCTGGAGAAGATGCTTTGCAGTACGTAAAAGGACTGTACTCTGTTGATAATACATTGTCTATGTCCGGGACATCTTCTACGAATGATCTTGTATACAGGCACAATCCGAAGAAATCCGAAACGGATGCAATGGAAACGGATAAAGAAAAATCCCCTGCTTGCAGGGAAGAAGACGAAACAAAAGAAGACTGCGTATCTAGAAAGATACCTGAACTAATAGATGAGGGTATGGATCAAGATCAGGCTGTTGCGGCGGCTAACGAAATATGCTCTGAGTCATGCGCAGACAAATCTCTTATGGAGGAGAAAAGTATGGATAAGGATTTAGAAACTAAAGAGGTTGATGCAGTGGAGGTTGTTGTTGACGAAGAGCTAACCGAAGATACAGTCACAACTGATGAAACTTCTACTGAAAAAGCCATCGATACGGAAAACGAAGAAATCTCTGAAGACGAAATTGTTGAAGAAGAGAAAAATATCGATGGCGAAGAAATTGTTCAGGCTGTAGACACGAATGAACCAATCGTTCAGGAAGTTTTTGAGGACGATGATGAAGAAGTCGAAGAGCCTGTTGAGGAATCAAAGGATATCATTTCTGATGTTGAAACTATTGTAGAAGATGAAACTCCAGAATGGGCTAAAAAACTTGCGGAATCGGTTGATGCCCTTACAAATGTCATAAAGACTTTTGTGGAAACTCCGGAGATTAGTGCAGAGGCTGAGATCGAGCAGGACACTAATGGTGAGTCTACAGATGTTGAAAAGACATTTGATGCTGATACCAATACTGCGGTTGAACCAGATATTCAGAAAGGTGCAATGCCCGCAACGGAGTTGATCGAAACAAAAGACGAACTAGAGACAGAGCCTTCACAAAAGGCAAAAACTCTGCGGGATGTCTTGATGGAAAAATTTCAGGTAAAATAATACCGAATAATCGGGGGTAAAAATTATGGCTAGTGAACTTAAAAAGGCTCTGCTTACTTCCACATCCGGCTCAGCGTTGATCCCAGAAGACTTGGATAGTGTTCTGCACGATGAACTGCTTAAGCTACAACCTTTGATGGAGGTTCTGGATGTTGTTCAGGCAGAGGGTAAGACGCACGAATATAATGTGCGCTCAAGCCACCCACAGGGCTGGTTTGAGGGAGAAACTACGCCAATGGCTCAGCAGTCAGGTACTTACACACGTAAGACCGTGCAACTAAAGATCGCTCGTATCTGGGGCGGTGTAACTGGTTTTGGTCAGGCAGTGACTGAGGCTTACATCGATGCACTAGAAACAGAAATTATGGGTGCTCTTGAAGGTATGGCAGACGTATTTGAGTACGGTTTGATGTGGGGCATTGGTGACGACATTGGTTTTACTGGGGATGGATATCAGTATTCTGGTGTGATTCCACGTGTATTCCAATATGCACCTACCAATGTTGTTGACGCTGGCGGAAACAAGGTAGAGTTAGCTGATCTTGATGCGGCAATCGCAAAAGTTACGTATCGTAGAACACGCAACGATCCACGCCTGTGGGCAATGGGTGTTCAGATGAAACAAGTTATTGACGGACTGCAAACAAAGGTTCAAATTCCTCTAACACAGGTTGAACTTGCCGATGGTAAAATTTCGATGGCGGCTTACGACTATATTCCTATTTTCGAAAGCGACTATATCGTTCCAGCAAGTACAAGTACTTCGCCAACTCTAGCAGATGCTATCGCCGCAGGCGGGTCTTTGGCTGATGGCGACTATGATTACCGTATCTCTTCTGTTACTATGTACGGTGAGCAGGTTGCATCTGCGGCATCCGGTGGTGTAACTGCAGGTACTGGTAACAACACAGCCAACCTTACTTGGACTGCTGATGCAAATGCAAAAGCATATATGATTTGGCGTCAGGATGGTGGGACTGGGGATTTCAATCTTCTGGACATTATCCCGGCAAAGACATATGACTCTGCAGGTACAGTAAATGGTGTAGTTGAGGCGTATTCGGATACTGGCGCAAAAACACGTATTGCTGTAAAACCGCTTGAGACTGGCGAACAGAATATTCTGTTGCTCAACTACAATCGTGATCGTGGTGCATCATTTGTGGGCATGGTTGATGATATGGGACAGTCAACTGGAAAACTTCTATCCTATGTTGATTTGGCTCGTACAAAAGATTCATACGACTTCTTCTTGAAGTCATACCACGCCCTACGTCTAATTCACCCGAACTTGGTTAGTGTGATTCGTCACGCCAAACTTGCGTAGAAGTAGTAACTGAAGTACAATAAAATACTTCCTCCTGTACAATATTCGACAGGCTGTGTCTTCGGGCGTAGCCTGTCGTTTTTCTTTGTTAGATAATTGTAGTACTAAGAAAGTACACATGTGTACTAAAAGGGGTGAATTATGACTTGGCAACTTTGCTCAAAAGATGATGTTATGGCAATGACTTCTGTGCCAGAAGACGAATTGAGAGATATGTGGTCTGATATCTCTGAACAGATGATACGGGATTATTTGGGAACTCCGAATCTGGGGACAACAAAAGCAATTATTGGGGAAGTGCATAATGGGGACGGAAGTCCAATTCTCTTGGTTAATGAGCCTATCATTGAATCTGTAAGTGAAATTAGGGTTAGCTCAAGTGCAATTACCCCATCAGATTATGAAGTATACCACAACTACGTTGAATTAACATCCGCAGTATTTCCAGAAGGATTGCATAATGTTGAAATAGATTATATTTCTGGCGGAACGATTTCTGCACGAGTACGGCTAACTGCTACTCTTATGGTTATTGCATGTTTGAATTACAAGCGCAGGAGAGGGGCAGACACTAGCTCAAAGTTTGCTATTGTTGATACCAATACTGGGGAAGAGACTGCCAATATGAATATTGGTCTTGTTTCTCACTTGGATACAATTATGAAACAATCATTAGAAAGACAGGTAATGAAAATTGGGTAAAATAGTATCTATTCGGTTATTGCCCGCTGTTAATTCAGCTATAAAGTCTTTGGATAGGGCTGATGAAATCGGGGATATGCTTACATCTACTGCCGGAAAAGAAGTTGCCAAGCAATTAAAAGATGTTATTAGACAGCCGTTGGCAAAACACCCTTCCGGGATCGGTGCTAGTGGTAAATCATACTCCGCAGTAAAATACAGAAAGGGCAGAAAGAGTGGTGTTGGAAAACAAGAATATATTATTTATGAAGATGGTTCTGGTGCAAATGAAAAAATCAGAACAGGAATTAATCCCGGAGAACAGGGATCAAAGTCAAGTCTTAGGTCATGGGCTGTAGCGAAACGCATCCCACTAAAACATCCAGATACCTATCGCAGAACAGTTGGCAGTTCAAAATTTGACAGGGATCGTCTTGAGAATGTCAGGTCGGCAGAACCAGTCAGATATATAAGTAAGAAACAGAAGAGAAGGATACGTCCATATAAGTCAGATGTTGATAAATTTACGGCGGCAATAGATGCAATCTACGGGGCGTTAGCTAGAGAGGGTACTCATAGACCCCCCGATCCACCATTAATGGGGGCGGCATGGTGGAGAATGTATCCATCGGGTCAGGGAAGATTTGATTATGTTGCATTTGTTGTACGTCTACGACAACCTACCATTCGCAGTATGATCAGTGATGCATCTGAACAGGTGCGTGCAGGACTACTTAGTCATGCACTAAGTGGATGGGGCGGTGGTGGAATGAGCAAGACAATAAGAATTGGAAGATATGTAAGGGGCTAATTTATGGGACAAGCAGTTGGATTTTCAGTGTGTTATGATGCGGTTATTGACGAACTAAAGTCGTATTTTTCCGGCACAATCAGACCCGATGCTATAGGTAAGGACTTGTTCACAATTACTACTTATGTATATGACGAGGGTCTTGAGTACGGGATATGGGTTGAGTTTGGAGGGGGAGAGCCTGAGATTCTACCCCCAATGAGAAAGCATATGTGGATATGGACTATTGATGGGGTGCTGATAATTCGATATACGGGAAATGATCTTACTATGGAAGAAACTCTTGGAGATCGGATTGATCAATTATTCCGAGCGTTTGCTACGCCAAATCATGCCATTGATGGGATAACTCCACTTGTAAAGATAGCGTGGATAGGCAAACCAGATGCTGTTTCCGTTGAAGATACACCATTTTATTTCTTGCCATTTACAATAAAACTGATCGATGATCGTGGAGGATAAAGATATGACAGAAGATTTTGAATTGTTTGATGATTTCGAGGACTATGAGATCATAGAACCGGACAATGATCCACAGAATGAGGTTCTACCATCCGTATTTACTGGTGATCCAGAAAGAATAGGAAATCCAAGAAGTCCATTTAAAAAATATTTAATATTTGATTATGACCGGGTAACCAGATGGATGGTTAATGCAAATGAAAGAGTTAGAAATTTTGCACACTACGCTGTTATTACCGAGAGTGCTAATTTTTACCCAAATTCAAAAGATACTATTTTGTGGTGGGTAATGAATGCAGTTGTTTCCGGCGGAACATTATTTGTTTTGGATGAATATGATAAGCATGAGTACCTTGAGAACTGGGAACGTGGGAGAAAGAAAGACGGGTACATACCATATATCAAACCGTAGCGTTTGAAGTAGATGAACAGGTGGAAGTTTTAACCTTTATGGAGGAATAAATTATGGCGGCAATCGTAGGAATTGATGCTAAGGTAGAGTGGAGTACAGATGATACTACGTACTACGCTTTTACAGAACGTAACGAATTCAGCATTACTATCAATGTCGATATTGCTGAGCATCGTGTATTTGTAGCAAGTCTGTCAGATGCATGGGTTGGAAAAGCACGTACTTGGATGAACTGGAATGGTTCTTTAAGTGGATATTATGACGATGCTAACGATGATATCTTTGATACTGTCGTAGCTGGGTTAGCAATCTACATGAAGTTCTGGGACAGTTATGATCGTACCCCTGCTAAATATTGGAAGGGGCAAGTAATTCTAACTTCTGTAGACCGCAGTACTGGTACAGAGGACTTTGCAACGCTAAATGTTGACTTTGAGGGTCTTGGCGAACTAACAAGAGTTACGTCATAGCTTTTAATGCGTTATCTATTATATCCTAACACCCCTTTTATTCTGGGGTGTTAGGACACAATACTATATAGTTGGAGTGTGAACATGACTGATGAAGAGGTTGTTGCAGTTGTAGAGCAGGAGAATGTGATCATTGTTGGTGATTCCAAATACCCCCTAATCAAGAAGGGTAGAAAACAGGCTGAGCAGGTTGCCGGGATAGCACGATGGCTTAAAGTTTACGGTCTTCCTGCCACAAAAGAGATTGATCCCACAGAACTTGGAACTAATGGGATACAGTCTATTATGTTATTAATTGGTGGATTAAGCGCAGATGCTTTGATTGATCTATACATGGTAGTATCTGGATGCTCTAAGAAAGAGGCAGAGGAATACTTTGATGTTGCCCAGCTTATTGATATTGCTGTAAGCACATATGAGAGTCAGCAATCTTTCAAGAAAGTGATTGATCGTTTTTTACCCGGACTTACATCATCAGAGCTTTCGGAGACGCCACCGGACGAGTCTTCCATGATATCAGAAGAGCCTACGGATGGGTAGATGATCAAATTCTAGATCAAGTAGAAGAGCATGGTATTGAGTGGCTCTGGGATAGCTGGAAGTATATTAGAGAAGACAAAGCTGAATTATATGGAATGTTATTTGCTCTTATGCCCTTGGCACAAACTCCTTGGGATAAAAAACATTCGAGTGCTCAGCAAAAACACTCAAACCGTCTTCAAAAATCTATTGAAAGTCTTGCGCCTTGGCAATATGGTATACGTTCCCGTAGCAAATTGGCGCATTTGCGGGATAAGGTGAAACCTGGAGAAGTAGTTGTCATGCTGGATGCTGGTGATTCAGTAGACCTTGCACTCTATAAAGATGCAAAGACAATGAGGGAGTAACCTAATCTATGGCTGAGCAAGAAATTTTTCGTATTGAGGGTGATTCAAGTGATGCGATACAGGCGTTGCAACAACTTGCAACGGCTCTAAAAGAACTGCCCCAGATCGTAACAAAAATAAACTCATCAATAAATACCCTTGGTACAAATGTTGACAAGTCGCTCAACAAAATTGAAACAAGGGTTAATTCCCTTAATGCAAAACTTGAAAAAAGTCAACAACAATTCAAAGAGACAGGATCAGCTATAACAAGTGTTAGTAGGCGTGCTAATACATTGAATGATAAAATGACCAAACAAGGTCAAATTTACACGCAAACCCACAGAACTGTTGGGGCTTTAAATACCCAAGTATCAGAATTAAATAAAAGAGTTACGGTTGTGGCATCCAGCATGGCAAAAGTTGGAACACAATCACAGACGGCTACACAAAAAGCAAGCTCTGGAATTTCGCAGGTTCAGTCTCGTGTTAGTGCTCTTAGGGTTGGATTGGCTGGTCTGGGCGCAGGTTTTATGAAAAGTGTTGGCAGTATCGGTGCGTCCCTGAGAGCAAGTCTCGGCGGTCTTGGTGGGGGCGGTGGTTTTTCTGGGGTGTTAAGTGGATTACAGGCGGGTTTTGGAAAATTCGGTTCAGTAGTTCAGTCGTCTATGATGGGTGCTGGAAAAGCTCTTCAGGGTTTTGGAAAGGGGTTGTATGGAGTACATAATATAGCAATGACTTTGGTTGGCTCTGTTCGTATGCTTGCACAGGGTACAACGAATCTTGGTAGGGCAATGATGTTCTTTGTAAGTCTACCAATTCTCGGTTTTCTTGGTAAGATGAGCACTACGGTTATTGATTTTGAAGATGCTATGGTTCGTACTGGTAAGACTACGGATATGTGGGGGGATGATCTTGCTCAACTTACGATGGGAATTCGTGAATTGGCTAAATATACATCAAGCTCACATGTTGAACTGGCAGTAATGGCTGAACAGGTTGGTCAGTTGGGTGTTCGTGGAAAAGACAATATCATAGCCCTCGTTGACTTATTCGAAAAATTAACCATCACAACCGATATCACATCTGATAATGTAGCAAAATCGATGGGAAAAATCGGTAATGCTTTCGGGTATGACTTGAGTACAAAACAGGGAGTGACAAATCTTACTGCTCTAGCAACAACAATTAACAGACTTGAAAATGAGACAGCGGCGAGTGCTGATGAAATTGTAACATCAATGTTGAAGTGGGCACAGGCGGCAAATCAGATGAGAATAACGGCGGCTGAGGCGGCAGGGTTATCTGCAACCATGATTGCTTTGGGGATGTCGGAAGAAGAGGCGGGCACTGCACTAAAGAATGCAAGTTTTTATCTCGCCAACAACATAGATGAATTGCAAAGTTCTCTGAGACTGCAGGATAAATACAGTACTGTTGCCAAAACAAGAATGGCACTTGATGAAGATATGGTTGGTGTATTTTTAGACCTTGCTGAGGCGGCGCATGAGGCTGGGTCTCAGTCAGAGGCAATGACAACCCTTATGGAAATAGGAAATCTTCGTGGTGGTCGTGCTCTAATGGCTATGGCAACAAATATTGACATGGTTAGGGAGAATTTGCAGAGAGCGAATACTGAGTGGTTATACGGTAACTCTCTGTTCCAAGAATATCAAAGGGCTATGTCTTCAACAAAAAATCAGTTGGGTGTTCTTAGAAATAATCTTAATGATATAGGCATGACATTGGGAGAAACTTTTCTTCCGATACTTAATAAAATTATTTCTGTGCTTATTCCCGCATTACAAGAATTAAATAAGTGGTTTACGACTTTATCCGAGCGGACAAAGATAATGGCAATGGGTATATTACTGCTTGTAGTAGTTGCAGGCCCTGTTCTATTTTTCTTTGGTCAATTAATTCACGCTATTTCTCTTATAGGCTGGGGCATTGGTACTCTTCTTGGGCTATTACCTAGATTTATCATGTTCATAGGAAGAGCTATTGTGTTACTCGCCGGAATGGGCAAGGCGGCACTTCTGATCCCTATTGGAATTGTTGCTGGTTTTGCACTAGTATTAAAGTTTCTTGCAAAAACAGGAGTTGATATTGCTGGATTTTTCACTAAGTTAGCTGACAGGGCAATCAGGTGGGGAGAAAATCTAGCTAAGAACTTCGGACAGGGATTTTTGGCAGGGGCTATTCGATTTATCATGAGTGCTGTTGCAACTGTTGCAAACTGGATTGCCGGGTTCTTTGAATCACATTCTCCACCAAAGAAAGGCCCGTTGCGTGCTATTCAGGAGTGGGGAACAGCCCTGATGGATACTTATTTACAGGGATTCCAGCTTGCCGATTTTGGTATTCTAAAAGATATTGCTGGTTATATAGAAAAAATCCTGACAATGGGTAAAGAAAAATTGCCTTTGGCTAATGCGTTAGCGGATGTTGCCAAAGCTAGAGTTCTTATCTCTAATCTGATTGATAACTTTAATAAGACAGGACAAATTGCTTATAATGTGCTAGACCGTATCGTGGAGGGTACTGGGGAATACGGTAAGAAATTAAAGGACTTGTTAGTAACCCAGCTTAGATACAAGCAGGTTCAGCAAGAACTGGCAGATATTGAGAAAAGACGAGAGGAAGTTAATCAAAGATTTGAAGATCAAATAATGCGTATATCACGTGGTGGCGGAGATGTTCGCTATAAAGTATCTGCAATACGTGCGGCAAAGAGAGAGCGGGACGATGAACTTCGTGCATTAGCCAAAAGAGAAGACCTGTTAGAAAGGGAAGAGGCACTTCTCAAAGATCAGGTTGAAATCCAGAAGGCTATTCTTGATGCACTATTAGAGCAGGAAGATATTTTCCAGAGAATAGCTGATATCATAGAGAGTATGAAAAAAGCTGGTGGTGGTGCTGGTGCTGGCGGTGGGATGGCATTTCCAGAACCGGAAGACTTTTCTGAGATACGTGATGCTGTGGAAGAGGCAAAGAGAAAATTTGAGGAGTTTAGGGACAGAATAAACGATGCTAAGTTAGCTTTCCAAGGTTTTCTAGACGCTCTTTCTGGTAAACCGATGAAAGACTTTGGAGAATTCTCTGGAGTACCGCTTGATCCTGAGGCTGGGTCTGAGAAATTTGGTGAATGGGTTCAGGGCATGGAGAGATACACTCCACTTGATGACCTGTACACAACGTTATATAATATAGGAAATAAAATTTTCGAGATTAAAGAGTTTATAGGTGAGACTGTTGAGAACATCAAAACATTTTGGGGCGAGGTTCAGAATTTCTTTGGGGGTGTTTCCGGGTCGCTCGGTATTGATGAAGGAACAAATAGCAGTCTATCAAGTTTTGTTGATACTCTTGGAAAACTTGGGGGTATCGCTCTTGATTGGATAAATACACAGATAGACAGGTTTGTACTTCTTATTGGTGGATTTGTTGAGGGGATAAGCGGAACAGATTTGGAATCTGTTGCAACATCAATAACAAATCTTGTAAATGCGCTTGACATGGATGTTGGAGAGGGCAGTTTCGCAGAAACGTCCGGTGAATTGTTTGATAAGATAAGTGTTCTAGTGGGTTTCTTGGCAGGGGATACAATAAAACGAGCAATAGAGATGATCTCCATGCTTATAGAGGGTCTTTCTCAGTTGATAGTATTGGCAAAGGGCGGTGATGCGGATTTCAGCAGGCTTAAAGGCATGTGGTCGAGTTTTGGCGATTGGAACGAGGCTGAAAGAGAGATTTTCGAAAAGGGTGAAGAGTTAGGTGAGAGATTCAGAAACGGTGCTTTTCTTGGAATGACAAGCGAAGAAATTGATGTCAGTGCCGCTTTGTTCGGCACTAAGAAGTACGGATATCTTGATCCAATATCAGGTGCTCTGCCAGACCCATCTGAAGTTGGAATGGCAATGAATAACTGGATGCTACTTTCTTCCGGAGAAATTGATATGTCTACCCTTGGGACTTCTATTGTTGGAAGTCTTGTGACTGGGCTTGAGGGTGAAAAAGATCAGTTGCAGGTTGGTATAAATGACTTCTTTTCTGGGGCATTTAGTGGACTTGAGTGGGCTACAATATTCCCAGAAGATGTTTCGGCGCAGATTTTAGCGGGCATCGCCGGGACTCCGGAACAACCAAAGCCTTGGGTGGAGAACTTTGTTGCTTGGATTCTTGGTTTAGAGGACGAGGCTGAGCTTTCTGATCAAGCCAGTGAACTTGGTTCTGGGGTTATAACTGGACTTGAGGCTGGTATTGTGGCGGAGGGGAGTCTTGCGGCTGATGCGGCAGGTACGGCGGCACAGGAAGTAATTGACAAGGCAAGAGAAATCCTAGATTCGCAATCCCCGTCTGGAGAATTCCATGCGATAGGTGTTGATGCCATGCTTGGTTTTGAAGAAGGCATGTTAGCTCAAATTCAAATTGCAACAGCCAATGTTCAGGCGGCACTTATGAGTTGGATGACTCAAATGGCTACCGCAGGAAAGAAAGGAATGTATGATCTTGGGTATGGTATGGGGTCTGGTTTCGTTGCTGGTATTCGTGATGTTCTTCTTGCAATCGCTGGACGTGCACCCGCACCTATTGGAGAATACCTGTCAAGAATAGCAAATGCCCTTAGGATTGGTTCTCCTTCTAAGGTTGCGGAAGAGATGGGTATATACTTTGGTCAGGGATTTGTGAATGGTGTCTCGTCGGTTATGGATGGAAATGCATTTGCTTACAGCGCAACAAATATCTATGAACAAAACAGTGGAATTCTTAGCCCAACAATAATTATAGATAAACCAGTAATTTCTGATGAGGCGGATATTGATTTGATGATTGATAAGATTAAGGATGCGCTGGCACATGATGTATATCGCAGTACTAAGTATGGTGGGCAAACACAGTTTTAGGAGTTTTGGATGGCAATATTTACACTAACACTTTCGGATAATACAGATACCGTTGACTTTATGGATAGCACTTATTATAAAGTCATGGATGGCGGATTCGATATAGGTACTCCGACAAATAAAAGAACACTAGCCCCAACCAGAGAAGGTTTTTATTTGCCTGTAAATGTTCCACTTGAGTATAGGGAGGCAAGTATCCGATTCTCTATCCATGGAAGTTCCCGTACAAATTGTATTTCATACCTGCATAAGATTACTAGGATTATTAATAATATATACAGGCGTGAAATCCCAAATCAGGGGGCAAAGGGGCAACTATCTTATGCTTGGACAGGGGCATCGAATATAACTTATTTCGAAGTTTTTGGTGCAGACTGGGTTGTACAGCCTGCAGATATATTATCTGTTGACAAAATACATAGAAATATAGGCGGGGACTATGTTATTCCAGACCTGCAAATAAAATTATATTTGAGTGCGAAGGGGTACGGACTATCAATATTCTCTGAAGTAACCAACGAATTGGCTATTTCTACTGCATACGAGAGCGCAAAAACCGGGGGCGTTAGTGTTGAAAATGCCGGAAATTCTAGCGGGAATAGCAACTGGATTGGAATTGCAAGTACACAAGTACCCGGCTCTGATCCGTATATTATCAAACTAAAAATGACATCCGGATCAACTTATTCTTGGTGGAGGGCTATCTATATCGGACACCAACTTACTCCTTTCCCTACTACCACAGTATTTGATGTCAGGGACGGAACGAAGGCTTATGGTACATATGAAACTGTCTCCGGTGCGAATCCGAATATTGCCCAAACATATACAGACGTGCTTAGATTTACTGTACCAACAACAGGACTTGGGTCTAGCACTCTTGCTGTTTCTTGGACATTACCAAACCAGATCGGAACATTTATGCCTATCGCCCATCTTTCTCTTGTCGGATCAGACAGAGCATCGTATAGATTTGGGCTTGAAGGATCAGATGGATATTGGGGGCTTATGTGGTATAATGAATGGATTACTGTAGCACAGAAAAAGGCTGTTCCTTTGGGCAGTGTAGTTCTGCCTCCCGGAAATCCTGATATTTTTGACTACGGAAATCCAGATACATTGGATATGGGCATAGCATTTGATGGCAGGGAGGGGGAGACTCAGGTTCTGCAAGAACTTGATTATATGCAATTATTACCTATAACTAATGGCGTGCGTATGATTGTATCGAGGGCAGGAAATACCTATACGCAAACCGGGGTTATAGTAGATGATTATTGGAAGGGAGTAAGTTATTATCTCCGTTCTGGAACATACGTATCGAATTTGACTTCTCTTATGTCGCCTATTTTTTTGCAACCCGCAATCAATCAACGGCTATATTTTTGCAGTCTTGGCGATAACCAATATCAAGATGTCGAGCGGGGCAGAGAGTTCACGGTTCAGTTATATGCCGTACCAACCTATGAATCACTGGCGGAATAGATCATGAAATTTTATGCAACCATCTGGGAAAGTTATGCGGAAATGAGACCCATTGATTCTCATGATGTATCGAATAGTGTTAGATTTTCAACGAAAGTACATGGTGGTTATGGGACTGCGGGATTTGAAGTATATGGTAGTCCGGCAGACTTGAATTACAAATTGCATACTTATCTTGGAACACATGTTGTTATATTTGACAGCTTGGGTTTTAGGTGCTATGAGGGTAGAATTAACCGTGTTCAGCATGCAAAGGGAATTCTAACCGTTGAATGCACTGGATATTTTGAAGATGGCAGTACAGTCTTTGATGATTTGATCTATTTGGCAGAGCCTTCAAAGATTAACTGGATTAATAATCCAAGTTTTGAGGTAAATGTTACTGATTTTTGGACACACAATAGTGAAGGTACTGTAGCTAGAGACACAAGTCAGGCATTTTATGGATCAGCAAGTCTAAAAGTTACACAACCATCAAGCAGTTCTGATGAATTGGAATACTCAAGTACCATTAATGTTAATCAAGGGAGTGAGTATACGTTTTCTCTTTATGCTAAGAAAGGCACTATAGAGACAACTCCGCAGATGAA